AGGGTGTTCACCAGTAGCATAGTATGCTGCTGCATTATCACCTGCTTCTTCGCAAGTGTATGATCCTGCATTACCTGTATTCATAAAGGAGTATGCATCTAGACCATATCCACCGCCTCCACCTCCATTATTCATTCCAAGACCGCACCCCATCAAGAGAAGGGGTGTTAAGAGTAGTAAATGTTTCATTTGTTGTCGTTGTAATTGATTACTATGTTGCATCTCTTTGGTTGATCACTACAGGTAGTAGAATTGTGTGGTTTGGATGTATCAAAGAAGATCATCCTGTTAGCAACACTTTCAATCTTAGTTCCGTCTTCCATCTTAGTATAACCATTACATGTATTCAAACATAGTAATGCACCTTTGTGAGGGTAATCATAGTCAGTATGTGTGAGATGCTCATATACTTGACTTGTAGCAGGAAAGCAATTAACTTTCATCCTAATGATATCGATGTTCGGGAATCCTTTCTGGAAATATTTCCACATTGGTTCATGTAAATATGAAACCATATCCTCATCTTGGTCAGTTAAGACTAGGTTATGTGTGAAGTAATGATTGTAAGTGACATCATCCTCATTAGTGTTGGGTAGTGACACATTCTTCATATGAAACCATGGAAAATTCCAACCTAGAATGAATTCAGCAAGTTCATTGAATTCATCAATTGGCAACCAATCATCATGTACTTGGAACATATGTTCACCAGGGTTGTAATTTATTTAGACCAGATTTAACTAGGTCATTTTCTATAATAACCTTAGTTTTCTCTGCAATATCATCCAAGATATTAACATCAAGACCTGCGAATGGTGGAATGATACCAAGTATGCGAAGTAATCCATCTACAAATAGTGCGAGTGCTGTGAAACCAAGTATCATACTAATGATTGTTGCTTCTCTATTATGCTTTGCCATCGATGCTTCGTCAATGGCACGTGCTTCTTCTACAGCAGCACGGATCAAAAGATCTACTTCTTCTTTGGTATAGCAAAGATGAGGGAGGATCTTTTTGATTGCCTCTTCAGTCATTGTATCAGTCTGAACTGTTCTATTATCTATTATATCACATCATTTCATGAATGTGTGTTGATGGGCGTTCCCCCATCTTCGCTTTCTTATCTCTGTCCAGCTCATACAACTTATTCATCATCTTTTGCTTCTTTTCAATGTCGTCAAGTTTCTTTTGAACGTCTTTAATTTCAGACTCAATCGATCTGTCGGTCATTTAAATTTTAAAATGCTTCTCTCAAACCTCCCCACAAAAGAAGAGTACAGTAGGTTGTTGATTTGAGTAGAAGTATTTATACTTTTACTTTACTGTACCTGGGTGACCATCAACAGTATACCATCCAGTTGCAATATATTTAGTTTGAGTTTCACTGATAACTCCTTTATGTGTGTGAGTAAAAAATGCTGGCCAAATGACTAATCTTCCTTCCTTTGCCTCAAGAGTTTTATCATAAGAACTAAAATATGTTCCACCTTCATCAGTAACAGTATTCAAATATATCATCCATGCCATCACCCTGTGTGAAGTAGCTATGTTGCAATTTTCGCAATGTAAGGCATGATAACCATCACCTGGATCATATTTCTGTATATTATATTGATCATAAACATTCCAAGGATCGATGAGATCTACACTAGGGTATGATTCACGATAAGAACGGGTATGTTTAATTAAAGCATCTCTAATAATTATATCTACAAAGGTATTATTAGTGAATAGAGTTTTATAAGGATCTAGTTCCCAATCACACTTAACTTCTGTATCTACTTTACCAGTACCATCTTCATACATAACTGTTCCTCTTCTTTTTGAATGAGGAAATTCAGTTTCAAACCATTTAATTATCTCTTTGCAATTATAAGAAGAAACTGCATTATCATATATTCCAATAAAATCAGGATTAGACATAACGAAAAATAGAAGTAGTTATATAATTATTAGTCTTTAGATGCTGCTTTTTTCTTTTTGTCGTCCTGCTTTTTCAAGTAACTCTTAAGTTGCTTTAACTTAATTTTACGCATCATATCAGAACGCTTGCTGATATGTGGAGGATTAGTTTTTTCAATCGCTTTGATTGCCATATCACCAATACCTTCATCAACTTGAAGTTCTTCTTTCTTCATATTGCTTGCTAAATTCTTTTCTGCTTTATCCTTTCTTTTTGCTTTAGCAGCTTTGATTTTATCAACCTCTCTAAAGTATGCAGCTTGCTCAGGATTTTCTCTTCTATTCTTTTCTCTTGCTTGATCTTCTCTATACTTCTTAGCACGAGCGTATCCAGAAGCACTGATCTTTTCATCAACCAGTTCTGACTCTTCACTGACTGCTTTCTTAACTTTACCAGCAAACTTAACAGTACCACTAACACCTTTCTTAAATCCTTTTGCGAATTCCTTCACACGCTTCTCTGGTACTTTACCTGCTGCTCTTGCCTTGTTGTGTCTCTCAACACCCTTCTTAACAGCATCACCCACTCTACCTAACAATCCTTTCTTAGAAGTTGGTTTTGCTGGTTGAGTTTTCTTAGCAGTTTTAACTGCCTTCTCTACCTTCTTAACTGTTGCTGCTTTCTTCTTAGGTGCTGCTTTTGGTTTCCTTACAGTAACCTTAGCAACTGCTTTCTTCTTAGCAGTTTTGCCTTCTGGTGCTTCTTCATCACCATAATTACGTTTGGCAGCAGCAGTGTTAGCATACTCACCTTTACCTGCTTTCTTTCTTGCTGCATCACCAGCATCAACCTTTGCCTTTACCTTCTCATATGAAGGTGCTTTAGCAGTTGCTTTTCTTGCTGACCTCTCTTCATTAAGTTCTTCAATAGGATCAATAACAAAATCTACAAAATCTTCTAGTCCAACTTCATCGATGATCTGATCAAGACCCTCCTCATTGATACCTTCTGAAAAGAAATATTCAGAAGCAATTTCTACAGCAGAATCAATCCACTCTTCAGTTAGATCAACACTTTCGTTTGCGAATGCTTTTTTCATTTTAGCTAATGCGTCTCCTTGTAAATGTGGGGGTAATTTGGATTCTCTTTTCTTGTCTGCTTTCTTTTTAGCATCACCAAGTTTACTATGTTCTATTTCTGGTTGCCATCCTTTTCCTTCTTCCACTTTTGCACCTCTTACTTTTTTCTCACCACGTTTAGACCAATGAACACCCTTTCTTAATTGAGATTGTCCTCCTTGGTTCCAACCAACCTTACCAAATTTACGTTCGTTACGATCCTTTTCTTTTCCAGCACTACTCATTACACCGTGCTTTACGGTATCAACTTTTGCTTCATCTACAACTTCTTCTTTAGTCACAGTTGCTTTACCACCTTTACCCTTAATACTATCAGCAAACTTTTTAGCATCCTTCTCATCCTTATATGAGAACTGAGATGGTTTACCTTCTTCACCCTTATCCTTAGCAAGGACTCTATACGCTTCTTTTCTCAAACCTAAACGACCCAAGAGAGATTTTTTCTTAGGTGTAGACTTTTTATATCCATGACGTTTAGCATAATCCATATATGATTCACCCGACTTTCTCTTTTTAGGATCAGATTTTGGTTTAGATGCAGCAGCACGGTCTTCACGAGCACGTTGATTTGCACCAGGACCACCCAACTTCTTATCCTTCTCTGGATCAGGATGCCAATGGTCACCCCTTTCATTGATAGTCGATTTCATGTTATCCATAATGGTATGATGGTTTGTTGGTTTTACCTAGTTTTCCTTTTCTAACTTTCGTTCCAGAAGTTTCTCCCTGTCCAGAAGGATTCTTTCCTGGTTTTGCCTTTCCTACACTTATAGACTTAGAAGGTTTCTTTGATTCAGTATCATGTAGTTTAGCAGATTTACCTGCCTTCTTAGTGATAACTGATTCCTGTCCATGTTTGCGACCCAATCGTCGCATAACTTTACCAAAGCGACGCTTACTCATTCCCTTACCTGGAGAGGTTTGGTATGAGACTTCACGTCCAGTTCCTTCACCTGATGAATATTTATATTCTCCGACTCCTTTCTTGTAACCAATACCCTTTTTCTTGAGATCTTTCTCAAGGTTTTTCCTACCCGATCTGTTTTTCTTTTCATCGGTTCCCCGATCAGCAGAAATATTTCCAGTAGTTTTAGACTTTGCTTTTGAAAGCATCCTTGAAGTAGGATTACCTTCAACCAAGTTTATGAAATCTTTGTAATACATAACTTTCAGATTATCTTTTAGTGCCATTTTATTAGCAGTTTTATGCATGACTTCCTTATCACGTTTGCCGTATAACTTAGACCAACGTCTTTTACCCTTCATCATACCTCTAATGTATTTCTTAGCGGTTTGATTAATTGCGGGTGGAATATCAGACTTAAAACCTTCAGCCATTTAACCGCCTACTACTTGTACTTCTTCTACGATAACTACATTTGTTGCAGCAGTAATCTTAACAGCACGTAGAATTCTTGCCTTAGGACCAGATGCCCAAGTATAATCAGCACTTGCTGAAGAAGAATCTACATCAGTAGTTAGTACATTAGTAGTTGAGATTGCAGTAATCTTTTTACCAACAGTACCAGCAGATAAGAAATTGGAATCGATGCCAGGAGAAGTGCTGTCATCTACAACTGCAATATAATCTCCCACAGAAAATGGATGATTAGCAGAGGTATCATACAAATGCTCACCAACCCAATAGTCAGCAGTTGCATCATCAACTCCTTTAACTATTTTTGCTTGACCAGGCTTACCACCCTTGATAAGAATGAATTCGTTTTGAACTAGAGTTATTGCAGCACCACCATTAAAAGAAACAGTAGCAGCACCTGCTGTAGAACCAACTCTATAATATCCTGTTTGTACCGTTTGATATTCAGAAGCACCAGCGGCTACCGAATTAGTACTTAATACATTGAGAACTGTCATGTTTTGTTATTTCGTGTCAGTAGTATTTATCTCCTTTTGTTTCTTTAACATTTTCTGGAGATCAGCAGTGCTACCAATGAACATAGTATTGTTTACAGTAGATGGTGAATTCTTTTTATCTTCAGCATCTAACTCCTTCATTTTCTTTTGTAAGTCAATGAGTTTGTCAGCAGTATCTGCTACACTTTTAATCGTTGTCGCAGCAACCTCATAAGCTCTAGGATGATCGCTTGCTCTCGCAACGTCAAGTATTCCATCTACTGCCTCCTGTCCTTTCATCACTAACATATGTAACGCAGCACGAGAAGTCTCATAGTCTTGCTTTACATCACCTTCTTCAGATTTTTTCAATGAAGGTTTTACTTTCTCAACATGCTTTTCGAGTTCAGTAGGTTCTGCACCAAAAGCATTATCGAGACCATCAAAAGGATTTGTCATGTTATTGTCTCGTCAGCACCACTTGTAGGATTACGTTTCTTCATATCTGTAAAGTCTTCATCAACAACACCGAATCCAAAATCATCATCAGCATCTGCTGAAATAGGATCTGGTTGAATTGTATAACGAACTTCTCTTGGTGCAGAAGTTGTGTTTGTATCTGTATAGTAATCTGTAATAACTTTTTTGATAGTCTTGGAATCTGTAATAGGACCGTATAGATAAGTTTTTACAGTAAATTGTAGAGTGTAAATAATTGCTCTACGAGTCTGGAAATTATTTTCGTAATCATCTTGATAGTCAACACTGTTTAAAACAACAGGAACATCCTTTGTTTCATTTACATCAGGAACTAACTTAACTGCTAGATTGAAATGTGGTTGAAAGAAAGGAAGAATCTGTTCAAGGATCTGGAGACCATCTTCCTGATTCTTAGAAATGATTGCTAATTCAAATGAAAGATTATAAGGAACAGGCATATATGCTGTCTTATTCTCGTCACCATCTTTAGGAAATTTAATTTTTTGAGTTGGAGAAACTTTTCTCTGTGCATCATATTGAATACCATTAATCTCAAAAGAGATTCTTGGTAAAGTAATCTGTACCCTTTTATTAGTAGGATCGGGTACTTGATCCAATCTTGCTAAGAATTTTTCTTTTGGACCATAAGCCAGAGGAACTTTCTGTACCTCAGTTGAACGACGAAGTTCAATATTGTTGAACAACGTACCAAACGCTACAACGGTTCTTCTAAAAATTTCGTGATATGAATATGTGCCTAACATCAGATTGTAGTGTCAGTAGTGGAACCAATTGAACCGAAGGGATTACCTTCTGTAAAATCTATAATATCGTCATCAGCAGTTTCAAAACCGAAGTTTGTATCGATGCTGTCAGCGGTATTAACGTTATTTAGTGTGTTATAAGATGCGGATGTCCAGGCAGCACCAGAAGTTTGTCCAGTTACAGTTTCTGGAATAGTAAATATACCAGACCTGTTGTACACTTGTAGTTGTCTATCCGTAGCATTCCATGCTTTAACTTCCGCAGTTACATTGGATGTACCACCAGCAACTACCTCACCAACTGTGAATGTACCAGTACCACCAGCAGCAAAGTTGACTGTAATAGCATTAGCAAATGCTGCTTCAATACCATCAATCTCTGCAACTCCAGTATCGAGTGCCTCGTCTGCATACTGGAAGAGTTCACACTGACATTCCCAAACAAAACCTTTTCCTAACTGATAGAATGGTCTTTCTGCCTCAACAAACTGAATCTCAAATAAATGCTTAGTAGCAGGAAACCAAATTAAATCACCTTCATTAGGACGACCCTCAACATTCAATACTGCATTATCATCTACAGCAGATGTAAACTTTTCTCTAGAGAAAACAAAAGTTGTTTTGTCTTCAATACGAACACCAAACTTACTTAATAATTCTCCTTGTCCTTCCCATCCCTCTACATTATTAACATATGCTCTAACTTGTAATGCTTGTGTAAATCTACTATTCTCAACTTCACCCAAAATAGTGTCTCTATTGACATATGTTCTAGGCATGTAATAGATATCTTGACCGTAGATTTCAATACTCTCTACAATTAAATTTTCTATAAAAGTTTGTTCTTGAGCAGAACCATTTGCTTTTAGAAGATTTGTATGATCTCTAAAAACAAAATCTGATGCTGGAGTATTAGTAAATGGCATATTATCCTACTAGATCCAAAGGTGGAAGTTCATATGTATCACGAAGAGTGGTTTCAAGATCTTTCTTAAACGTACTCGCATCCTCAAGTATTTGACGACCATTAAGTGTAACACCACCTAACATCTGAATACCATCATACTTACTTAAATTACGACCCCACTGTTGTTGGAATAATGACTCAACATAATCTTTCAACCAGTTGTCATTATACATCGCAGTGTAAGTTTCAGGATCTTGACGCATATGCGTTTCAACTAGAAGAAAATCACCTGCTTCTAATTCATCCCAATCAAAATCAAGATATAATCTTCCTTGCATTTCATTAAATCTAGTCCTACGACTATTACTATTATTAGTAATCCAATCCAACGTCTCAAGATATTGAGAAGTCATATAATAATGAAGAATTTTACCATGGGTCATATTGTAAATATCATTCAAGAAAATTTGATATTTAATATTAAAAATATTTCCAGGAACAACACTAGACGCACCAATTTGACTATAAACCTTATTAATACTTAATACACCAGGTGGAAGATCTACATATTCATTGTTTTCATACCAAGCAGTAGAACCAAGTTGAGTACTTGATTGTGCAGCTGTCTTGATAGCTTCAGTAACTTCTATTTTAATAAAAGTTTTGTAACTACCATTATAATGATACTCTTGGTAGTAGTCAATCGCCTCTTCAATTAGATCATCGAGTTGCGTTGTAGCAACGTTGATGTCAATCGTTGGATATCCCAAACGACGAAGAGCATAATCTCTTAGTTCGGTTTTAGTTGCGGGTCTAGTTGCTGACATGGGTTATCAGGAGAATGAAGATATAGTTAGTGTAGTAACATCATTTGCACTGACGACTTCTCCTTTCTTGAAGAATCCATCAACGTTATCAACGGTGATTGCATTAGTGCCAAGAGCAGTAACAACACCTGTGGTGCCAGAAGTAGCACCTGTTACAGTTGCTCCAACTTCCATCGTTGTGATGTCAGTAAGAGTTAATGTTGCGTTTGTTGCAACAGTAGCGGTGGCAACTGTACCACCTGCACCACCTGCCTGAACAATAGTAATTGTCTCACCAGCGGCATATCCAGTACCACCATTGTTAATAGTAACGTTGGTGATTGCACCACCAGAAGCAGTGATATCAACAGTAAGTGATGCAGATCCAGAACCACCTGTTGTAGCAAGAGCAGTTCCAGTGGTGTAACCAGATCCACCCGAAAGTGATGCAAGGTTAAGTGTTAGCACCTTACCTGCGTTAGCGTTAGTAATTGTTACAGTATCAGAAATTAGATAACCAGAACCACCTGCGTTTACTACAGCAGCAGTAATAGCACCACCAACAACAGTAGTATTAACTGTCAAGGAAGAACCTGTACCACCAGTGGTTGCTACACCAGTTCCAGCAGTAAATCCACCGCCACCACCAACACTAACTCCTGTTGTAATAACTGCACCTGGTGTTGGGTCTCCACTAAGTGCTAGTGTAAGTGTAGTTGAAGTTGCAAGGTTGTTGAGCATTGCACTAAGTTGCTCAAATGCATTATCGAGTTTTGTTTGAACTCTTGCTTCAGTATAATATTGATTAGTTCCCTCAGAAAGATTAGTTGTACTCTTGCTAGAAAGATCAAGGTTTGCACCAGTTGCAGCAGCAACCTTTATGTCTGCCCTAGCATCAGCACGAGCGTTTGTATAGTATAGATTTGTTGATCCTTCAGTTATATTATCAGTATCGAACTCAGTAAAGTCTAGTGCTATGTCAGCAGTAGCAAGTTTAATACCAACTCCATATGTGAAGTGAGTTCTAGTTCTTGCAGCAGTAGTGAATAGATTTGTTGATCCCTCTGTTACATTGTCAGTGTTTATATCCGCTTGAGTAACAGATAGAGTACCAGAACTATGAGTAATACCTGTACCATAGGTAAAGTGAGTACGTGTCCTAGCAGCAGTAGTAAAGAGGTTAGTAGAACCTTCAGTAACGTTATCAGTATTGATATCAGACTGAGTAACAGAAAGAGTGCCACTAGAGTGAGTAATGCCAGTTCCATAAGTAAAGTGTGTTCTAGTTCTAGCAGCAGTTGTAAAGAGATTTGTTGAACCTTCTGTTACATTATCAGTATTTACATCTGCCTGTGTGACTGTAAGTGTATAAGTTCCTGCAGCATCATCATAAACCTTAGTAATACCTGTACCAGCAACAATAAGAGCATTAACTCTATCATCAACACGTTCATCTGTATAGTAAAGGTTAGTACCTTCAGCAAGGTCAGCAGTGTCATGGTTAGCAATACTAGATACTGTACCAGTTACGTTACCCACAAGAGCAGCAGTAATTATATTAGCAGCAAAGTCACCAGATCCGTCACGTAAGACTAAGTTATTTGCAGCGTTTGTGCTTGCAGAAGCAACGTTAATAGTTGTGTTACCTGATACACCATCAGCATTGGTAAGTGTAATACCAGAGGATGCTGTAACAGCAAGTGTTCTTTGTGCGTATGTATTTCCAGCAGTCCTTACAACGTATCCTGTGCCACTCATCGCTGCCAAAGCAGTTATATCAGCATCAACATATGTTGTTGTAATTGTTGGAGCAGCACTACCATCTACGGATACAGAACCAGATACAACACCATCAATAGTGAATGTTCTAGCAGTCTTCCATGCGTCAGCAGTGGTTGCGTTACCTAAGAAACCTGCACCTGCACCTGCAGCACTCGCAGCAGTGATTTGATTAGCAGCAAAGTCTCCAGATCCATCACGATTAACAACTGTAGATGCTGTATTAGCACTTGCAGTTGTCATACCATCCAACAAGTCAACGTTTAGATTATTAACTTTAGTAGTTGAAGCGATAGAGAATGGAGCACCACTTGATTTATTAGAAACAATTTGACCAT